CAAACCGATTGATATTTTGAATATAAAAATATATCTATAAAGATATTATACGAGGAGGAATAGAAAATGAAAAATAATAAATTAAAGCCGTGTCCATTCTGTGGTAGCACAGAAGTAGCATTTCTTGACGGCGGTGTATACGATGAAATGCGATTTCAAGTTGAGTGTCAAAGTTGCGGTGCGACCGTAGGTTTTATTAACGAAAGTAGGTCAGATGATGAACTCGGAGAAGCATGGAATATGCGTTCGACGACAGAAATAAAATCAAAGACCATGACACTTGACGAGGCAATAAAATATTGCGAAGAAGTCGCAACTAAAAATTGTTTGGAGTATGTAGAAGAACACAAACAGCTTGCAAATTGGTTACACACGCTAAAGTATTTAGAAGAAAATGCAGTTATGCCGATATACAAAAAGCAAGACTGGTTAGACATAGCAAAATACTACGGTATAAAACAAATCCCATTGGTGATTGAGGAAATGGCTGAACTGACGCAAGCATTGACGAAGTATATGAGAATAACACAATTCGGTCAGCCTGTACGAAAAATAATGGACGAAGTTCAAGACAACATAAAAGAAGAATTATCGGACGTGATTGTAATGCTGATACAGTTGCAACATTTATTTAACATAGACAATGCTACAATAAATAAAATTGCGGACGAAAAGTTGAAAAGAACATTACAATTAATGGAGGAGCAAGAATGCCAGAGGAGCAATTTGAAAAATTAGCCGAAAGCAATACAAGAGAAATACTGACAGATTTTAAGAAATATCTGAAGCCGAAGATGAGAACATGTGATGAATGCAGGTTTCTCAGAGTTTTAAACGATGGTACAACTGGTGTATATGCAAAATGCCCAACGAAAACATTTTTGCTATGGAAAGAAGATACACGGCATACGACTTGCGATTGTTGGGAGGATAAAAATGTTGACAAAAAAATATAAAAACGGAATTATAACGCTTGATGCGGAAGCATTTCCGTCTGTGGCACAAGAAACCATAGACCGTGAAATCAAAAATTTTGAACCTGCGAGGGTAGCAGTAGAAAAATTATATGAGTATGAGCAAAAAGTATAAGGGATTTAAAGGTAGCGGCTACAACAAAAAGTCGCTACCGAAATACGCAAATAAAACATTGCTGAAAATTATAAAAAATGCAATGGCAAGCAAATTAAAGATTAATTGCAAGTATTAGGAGGTACAAAATGAGGGATATACTATTCCGAGGTAAAAGCACCGAAACAAATCAATGGTGCTATGGAGGTTTTCACATATGGGAAAAGCGACAAATATGTGTTTTAGGCGATGATAAGCTGAAAGATGATGAAATATCATACGTAATAACAGTAAATTCGTTTGCGGATTGGAATATGCCGCGAATAATGCAAGCCGTTGAGGTTATAGCCGATACAGTCGGTCAATATACAGGTTTGGCAGATGTAAACGGTCAAAAAATATTTGAAGGCGATATTGTAAAATCGCAAAATTATAGATTTGTAGTAAGGTTCGGTAAATGCGGTAGTAATAAATTTGTTAATTATAATAACGGCTATATAGGTTTTTATCTTGAACCAGACGGGAAAACAAATGCTCACGGATTGCGTAATGATATATGTTATTTTGGTAATCTTTCTGTTATAGGCAACATATATGATAATCCCGAATTATTGGAGGAATAAAAATGAACAGAAAGGAAATAACAAGATTCTTAAGTGAGTTACTTGTCAAAAAAAGATTATCTGGCATGGGTAAATACTATGCGAGTGAGGTCACTATGGATTGGTACATTGGCAAAATAACACATACAATGCGACGTGTTGATTTTATACAGTTTGTACCTAAAAATCAAACTGTAAGTGGTATAGAACATGGCGATTTTTATTTCTATGAGGTAAAAAGCTGCAAAGAAGATTATAATAGCGGAAACGGTTTGACTTTTGAGGGTGATAAAAATTATATTATCACTACGGCAGAAACATACAAGAAAATTATCAAAGATGTAGACTATGATGTCGGTGTACTTATAGCGTGTCCGGTGCTAAGAGAAATTAAAGATGAAATTGAAAATCCTACGCAAATAGACGGTAATATAGATGATTGGATACTCAAGACTGCGAAAAACGCACATAGTAAAAATCGTGAGCGACCATTGTCACAACTTCTATTTTTTATGCTGCGTTCGGGAAAGTGAGGAATAAAAATGATTATAAAATTACCGATGGGTGTAACAGTGAATACAAATAATATACCGGATAATTTTGATAATATTATTCGTGACAGTTTTAAAAAATTCACCGAGGGAACTAATAAAATATACCAATATGAAGATAAGCTAAGGTTTATAGATTGCTGCGTTATGTATATGAGTCATTCAGAGGACGCAGACGAAGCTGTGCAAGATATAATACTTAGCGAAGCCAAAAGACAATTAAGCGAGTATGGAGAAATTCCTGATAAGAGTGATTTTAAGAGTATTGAATTTATGAGTGTCTGCTATGAAATAGGTCAAAAAAGTGCAAAATTATATTCAAATGAATATGGATGCGATAAGCGTGATAATGAAGGCGCATTGAAGTTGCTTGCGAGAATTATAAAAGTGGTAAGCAATTTTGAGGAGTGATGAAAAATGAGCAATAAAACTGAATTACTACGAAAACTCAAGAAGCTTGCAAACGAAGGGATTGGCGGTGAAAAAGTAAGTGCTGAAAAGAAACTGAATGAGTTGATGAATAAGTATGGTATCAGTGAAACAGAGCTACTTGAAGATAAAATTGAAACAATGGAATTTATATATCACGGAGCAGAACAGAAACGTCTGTTGATACAAATTATTTACAAGGTAGCAAACTGCAAAAAATTTTATGGTTATTATTTTACTAAGTCTGGACGAAAAAGTAAGATAAGTCTTGGTGCTGACGTTACATCAGCGCAAAAAATAGAAATTGAGTTTTTATTCGATTTTTATGTAAAGCAATTTGAAAAAGAACGTTCTATGTTAATGGACGCATTCATACAAAAACATAGATTATTTGGCGTAGAACTAGATGAAAATGATGATGAAAATGATGAACTCAATATTACGCCGGAAGAAAAAATGAGGATAAGGAAAATGAGCATTTTAATGTCTGGTATGGAAGATGTTTCACCTATCCGCAGATTGGAGGGACAAGAATGAATTGGTTACAGGCAATGATACATAATTCAATGTTACTTGCCAAAGCTGAAGGAATAATAAATGAATTGCTAAAAAACGGCATGGTGATTTATATGAAAAATCCTGATGGTACTCAGGTAGCATTAAAACAGGGCGTGAAATTCTTCTCCATAGAATTAGACAAAAATGAGGAAATTACGGAGGAATAAAACGATGACAGTATCAGAATTATTAAAATGTTTAAAGGCATTAGAAGAAGACGGCAAGGGCTATTATAAGGTGTTATTTAAAGGATGTGATTGGTTTGCGGAAATACATATCACTCATCTTGACATACCTGCAGAGGAACTTATATTGAAACTGTAGAAAGAGAGGAAAAATAAATTAAATGGTTGAGTGGGAAAAAGTTAAAAAGTTAATGGATTGTTTCCCAGGAAGTATTATAAATCACAATGGCGAATTTATCGCAATGGTAAAAGAAAACGAGTATTTCATACTTGAAAGCTGCAAAAATGAACGTGAAATAAAATGCAAAGTTTTGGCGTGGTTTTCAAGAGGTGCTCATAAAACACAACATTACAAGTCGAAAAAGAAAAATAATGAATACCATCAATTTATGCTTGACGGTATAAATAAATATCTCGGAACAAACTTTGACTTTGAAGATATGGACATTATTTATACTAAACTCGGTAATGATGTCAATAGACCTCTTTGTGAAAAATTTGTTGACAGTGGATATGATATGAATATTTTGATTTCTAAATTAAAACAAAGGCTTGACGAGGTGTAAAATGATAAAATTATTAGCAATGCTCGTCACAGTTATAATAATTGTGATAGACATTAACAGAATGTGAGGTGGGCAGCAACCAATGAAGAATAAAGTGGCCGAACGTGCGAAGAAAAAAAGACGTGCGTTAAAAGAGGCGGAACGACGTAAAGAACAAGAAAATTTACTGAAAAAATTTAATGAGATTGCCAAAAAACACGGTGTGAATAATGTAAAATACAACAAACAAACATTGTGGCAAACATTTATGAAAGTCGATAAAGAAATGGTTAAATTAAGCATTGTATATAGCGTTATGGCAGTTGCATATTGTTTAAGAAAAACATTCGGTTGGGGAAAAATTAAGATATACAGATATGCTGTGGATATGAACAGATATATTACTTCTGTCGGCAAGCAAGACAGAGATATTCCGGCATTAAATGATGAATTGAAAACAGAAGCAGGAATTGACTGTACCAAAATTTTTGAGGGTTATAAGCCGTATATGCTAAAAAAGGTAAGTCTTCAAAAATCGTCAGAAGCAGAGGCTATGTTTGAAAAAATTAAGTACATATTGCCTATGGTTATATATCCGTTGTATTCAAGAGAGGGGTGGAAACAAAAACGAATGAACCGTTTAGGACAAGCTTTAAAGAAAACCTTAATTGATATTTTAGAAAGTGATGAAATCGATAATATCAAAAGGACCATGTATGAGGAGTGCGGTCTTAAATTCTATGATGATGGAACGGTAGACCCTAATTAAAAATGCTATTATAGAGAGCCTTCGAACTCCCACAACCAACACAGGAATCGGAGGTAAAAAAAATGCAGGCAGACGAAAAAAGAATTATAACTGATAAAGAATTAACCGAAATAGTGAAAGTAGCTGCTAAAGCAGGGGCTGACGCAGCTATGGAACACTTTAAGGCAGAAAAAATCAAAGAAAAACGTAACCGAAAGGATAGGAGATTACATAATACAAAACTCTTGATACGTCATTACAGAACGTTTAAAGAATATGTGAATAATGCGGTGTTTGAACGCGAAGAATCAAATGAAGATGCACTTGGTGCCATTGAAGAATTAATGTGGGAGCCAAGAGTAACGGCTGATATGGTTGTAGAGTCAATCAAACGCAGTGCGGCAAGAACACAGATTATAATAAATCATATAGACGGAATGATTAACGTGTATCAAGATATGTGTCAAAAGTCAAACAGTGAAATGAAAATACGTCGTAGCAAGGTGCTTTATGATATGTATATATCTGATACAGTTTATTCAAAGGAACAGATTGCAGAAATGTATTTCATTGATAAACGGACAGTGTATAAGGATATAGATGCTGCCTGCAAAGAATTAAGTGTATTGCTATTCGGAATAGACAGCATTAATTAGGGCACAAATAGGGCATTGACTCGGCTATATGGATATGATAAAATAGTATTAGTAAAATTCTAAAATAATTTAAAAAGTCCATTTATTCAATTTGCGAATAAATGGACTTTTTTATTGTCGGAAAGGAGAATTAGAAATATATGCTCCCTCCTAACACATTTATAAATTTAGGAGGATGTATATGGAAAGTACAATAGTTATGCGCAGTGTCAGTGCATTAAAATGTTATGAAAACAATCCAAGACACAATGAAAATGCGGTTAAAAAAGTAGCAGAATCGATTAAAGAATTCGGTTTTTTGGTGCCGATAGTAATTGATACGAATGACGTGATTATAGCAGGAGAAACCCGTTTAAAAGCGTCTAAACTGTTGCAGCTTGACAAAGTACCATGTATTATAGCAGATGAACTCACAGAGGAGCAAATAAAGGCATTTCGATTGATTGAAAATAAAACGTCTGAATTTGCAACATGGGATTTTGAAAAGCTGCAGGAAGAACTAAAGGCTATTGACATAGATATTGGACTGTATAATTTCCCGGAATTAGATGATGTAGAATTAAATGTTTCCGATGACGATTTTTTAAAGGATACGGAAATAGTGAGGGAACATCATAAAAAGACAACAACGTGTCCTAAATGCGGCGAGGTGTTTGAAATATGAGAGTATTTCTTGCATCCACAGGATCAGGTATGTCAAAGGAATTAAGGGATAAGACGGTAAAAATATGTCGGCCGAGATATATACTTGAAACGTTTTTCAACGGCGAAAAATCGTGTCTTGAGGCTATGAGCATTTCGGGAAATGATAATTTCTTGCTAGATAGCGGAGCGTTTTCATATATGAACGGTGCTCAGGTGACATTGGCGCAAATGGATAGTTATATTGACAAATATATAAAATTCATAATCAGTCACAATATCAAACATTATTTTGAAATAGATGTTGATAATATTTTTGGTCTTGACCGAGTAGAGTTTTGGCGACATAAGATGGAGAACGCAATAGGTTATCAATGTATTCCTGTATGGCATAAGGGCAGGGGCGTTGATTATTGGAAATGGATGTGCAAAAAATACTCGTATATAGCGATAGGCGGATTAGTATTCCATGTGAAAAAACAGGAATATGAATTAATACGGCAATTAGTTGAATATGCGTATTATCGTGGTGTAAAGGTACATGGCTTAGGCTTCACAAAAACACGAGAACTGAAAAATTATAAGTTTTACAGTGTAGACAGTGCAAGCTGGGTAGTGTCGGCCACAAGAGGGCAACAAATACACTTTTTCAAAAACGGCTATATGAAAACTCGGCAGTTAGAGAAAAAAGGGCATAAAGTAGATTTGCCGAAGTTGGTAGCTCATAATATGATAGAGTGGACAAAATTTCAAAAATATATGGATGGAGTGAATTGATTATGAAAAAGAATACATTTAACTTAACACTATTAACAGGAATATTTTGCTTGGGGCTTATAACATCAAACTTATTTGGCGGCAAGCTTATAAGCGTCTTAGGATTAACCGTTGCGGGTGCGATAGTAACATATCCGCTCACATTCTTAACAACTGATATTATCGGTGAAATATGGGGAAAACAAGAGGCGAACGATTGCGTTAAGGTAGGCATAATCGTTCAAGTCGGCTTTTTGATATTAGGGTATTTATCATTGAAAATACCGACATTATCGCAAACAACTCATTTGCAAGAGTGTTTGACAGCGGTATTAAATCAAGGAACAAGAATGACGTTCGCAAGCCTCGGAGCATTTGCAGTAAGTCAGACAATGGATGTTATTTCATTTCATTGGTTAAAGAATAAGACGAACGGAAAGTATAAATGGTTGAGAAACAATGCAAGTACAATGAGTAGTCAACTTATAGATACTGTTATCTTCATAGCTATAGCTTTTTACGGTGTAGTTGATAATATAATACTTATGATATTTGCTCAATACTTAATTAAATTGATTTTAGCGGCATTAGATACGCCGTTTTTTTATTTCTTCACGCGAAGAAGAAAATGCAAAAATTAAGGAACGAATTGTAGGGAGGTGTCTAAGGTGGCACGAGTGCCTAATGAAAAAGCATCGAAAGCAGAGGCTATGTATCATGACGGTATGAAACTCGTGGATATAGCAAGAAAACTTGACGTGCCGCCAGGCACTGTCCGACGATGGAAAAGTACATACCATTGGGACGGAATTTCTAAAAAAAAACAAAACGAGCGTTCGGATAATAAAAGCGAACGTTCGGATAAATCAGAAACACGTCATAGAGGCGGTCAGATAGGTAATAACAATGCGTTAAAGAATGCAACTTATGCCAGTGAATATTGGAAGAATATCAGTGATGAAGAACGTGCAATGATGGCAGATATGCCGACAGATGAAGAATTTATGTTAATTGAAACATTGAAATTGGCTACTTTGCGAGAGCGGCGTTATATGGCATTATTGGCACGATATAATGAATTGTTGAAAAATTCGCCTGACGGAATGATTTTGAAAGAAGATATACGGGTGTTGACTAAAGAAAGTAACGCATTCGGAAAATGTGTCAGTAGCAAACAACATCAAACGGTTACGGCACAACAAACAAAGGTTGATGCAGTAGAACAAATGCAAATAATAGAATCCGAATTGACTCGGGTGCAAAAGTTGAAAATCAAAACACTTGAATCATTGGCTAAAATTCGAGCAGGAAAGGCAACGGACGGTGACAGTGAATTAATAGATGATTGGATAAAAGCAGTAGAGGGGTGTGAGGATGATGACTAAAACGCTTGAGATATTTCAAAAGCGTATTCCTCTTTACAGGAAAAACATAAAATTGTTTGCATGGGAAATGTTCAAATTCATACCGGACAAATGGCAAGATGATGTGTTTTGCGATATAGTTACCGATAATCGTATTACCGTAAAATCGGGGCAGGGTGTGGGAAAGACAGCAATAACGGCAATAATCCTATTGTGGTTTTTGAGTTGCTTTTCATACCCGAGAATAGTTGCAACGGCTCCGACCAAACAACAACTGAATGATGTATTGTGGTCCGAAGTTGCAAAATGGCAAGAAAAAAGCCCTGTGCTGAAAAAAATATTGAAATGGACCAAGACATATGTTTATATGAAAGGTCACGATAAGCGGTGGTTTGCGGTGGCGAAAACGGCAACAAAACCCGAAAATATGCAAGGTTTTCACGAAGATAATATGTTGTTCATAGTAGACGAGGCTTCAGGTGTTGCGGACACCATTATGGAAGCTATACTTGGTACATTGTCAGGTGAAAATAACAAGTTATTGATGTTAGGAAATCCGACAAAGACTTCTGGCGTGTTTTATGACAGCCACACGGTAGACAGAGCATTATATAAATGTCATACGGTCAATTCCGAGAATGTGGCGAGGGTAAATAAAAAAAATATAGAAAACCTGAAAAAGAAATACGGCAAGGACAGCAATGTTGTTCGTGTTCGTGTATATGGTGAATTCCCGACACAAGAAGATGATGTATTTATACCGCTCTCTATAATTGAACAGTGCAGCAGTAAGTTGTATGAACTTCCCGACAACAATAAATTACCCTATATTATATTAGGTGTAGATATAGCTCGTTTCGGAAATGACGAAACTATTATATATCGTAATGCGCAAGGAAGATTAAAAATCATGGCCGAGCGTAAAGGTCAAGATTTGATGGCGACTGCTGGTGACGTTATAAGAATATATAAAAAAACAATCAATGAATTTCCCGAATACAGAGGGAAAATATATGTCAACATTGATGATACGGGCTTAGGCGGCGGCGTGACGGATAGATTAAAAGAAGTCAAAAAGGAACAACAGCTATATAGATTAGCCGTTGTTCCTATTAATGCTGCTGAAAAAATTGAAACTGATACAAAGGCAGGTAAAGAGGCGGCAGAGTATTATAATGACCTTACAACACATATGTGGGCGTGCCTGAAAGAATTAATCGAACATAAAGAAATTGAAGTGGAAGATGACGCTGATACAGTAGCACAGCTTTCAACACGAAAATATAGAATAGCTTCAAACGGAAAGATTGAGATTGAGGGCAAAGACGAAATGAAAAAGCGTGGATTAAAATCACCCGACAGAGGAGATGCCGCCGCATTATCGGTATATCTTGGAAAGATAAAGAAATACACAGGCAGTATGCCAAATATCAGTGACGGTCTGAAAAAAGAAAGCGAATGGATGATGAGGTGACTGAAATATGGGTTACATGAAAGAATTTGGTCGTGCAGGTCAAAAGCGTACAGGCGGAATTTTTTACGAGGAATTCTTACCGGAACTGCAAGGAAAAAAGGGTATAGAAACATATCGTGAAATGGCTGACAATGATGATGTAGTTGGAGCTATTTTATTTGCGGTTGATATGCTAATACGAGGTTGTTCATGGGACACTCAACCGGGCGGCAATACTCCAGCGGATGAGGAAGCGGCTGATTTTGTGTGGCAATGTATGAATGATATGACTGAAACGTGGATTGACACAATATCAGAAATATTGTCTATGTTGACATACGGATGGAGTGCTCACGAAATTGTATATAAGCGTCGAATGGGACGTAAAAAAGATATTCGTCTGAACAGTAAATATAATGACGGTCGAATAGGGTGGCAGAAGTTACCGATACGTTCACAGGAAACTTTGTACAGATGGGAATATGATGATAATGATAATCTGTTGGGATTAACGCAAATGCCACCGCCGAAGTTTGATTTAATCACAATTCCTGCAAATAAATTATTGCTATTCCGTACGAAAAGCAGTAAAGGAAACCCCGAAGGACGCAGTATATTGCGTAATTCGTACCGCTCTTGGTACTTTAAAAAGCGAATACAAGAAATTGAGGGTATAGGAATTGAACGTGATTTGGCAGGTTTACCTGTAATGACCGCGCCTGAAGGTGTTGATATATGGGATAGTGATGATAAAAATATGGTCAATGCAAGACGTGAAGCAGAACGATATGTCAAAAGTATACGTCGTGACTCTTTGGAGGGAGTTGTAAAGCCTGAAGGCTGGAAGCTGGAATTACTTACAAGCGGCGGAAAGCGTAATTTTGATACAAACGCTATTATTGAAAGATATGATACACGAATTGCAATGACGGTCTTAGCTGATTTTATAATGTTGGGACATCAGAGTACAGGAACATATAATCTCGGCAGTGATAAGTCACAGATGTTTTCTGTGGCAATAGGTGCGTATCTTGATATGATAGCGGAAGTGTTTAACAACAAAGCTATCCCCGATTTAATAGATATGAATGGTGATACATTTAAAGATATTACGGATTATCCAAAGATAATACATGGCGAAATTGAAAATAGAAATATAAGTGAACTTGGTGACTTTATTCAGAAAGTTTCAAGTGCAGGGTTTATTTCGCCCGATGAACAACTTGAAGATTATCTTCGTGACGCCGCAAAGCTGCCGGAACGTGCAGATTACTCCGGTAATGGCGGAACATCACCCGAAAAGAGCGAATTCAAAGAGGAATAATATAAATATATGTTTACATTCAGAAAAGCAAAGAGAATATTTGAAAAAATACGCAAGCCCGATAGAAGTAAAAAGGGTGAAAATGCACTACAACGTATTCGTAATATGTTGGATAAATACGAAACACCGATAACATTGGCATTATTATTTTTATGGGATGACTATAACATAAATGAAGAAACGGCAGATGAAATCATGCGTGGTAATGAGAATGTAGAAGATGTACATGAATCGTTTGAGTCAAATCTGCGTGATTTTGAAGATGAAACATTAACACCAACCTTGGAACAGGTTGGCGAAGAACGATTTGAAACCGCATATGAAGATAATAAAGACTTGATAAGTATCAATACCGAAACATCAGATGATGATAACGAAAATAATGAAGATAGTCAGTTTGATTATTCTGCATTTTACACCAAATGGTGTGATGAAAGAGCGGGTAATCTTATTGCAAACATCAATGATACGCAGAGAGAAAATGTTAAAAGCATTATAAATACTGCATTACAACAAGGTGATACACCATATTTTGCCATCCGTAGAATAAAAGATACGGTAGGATTAACAGAGCGACAGCTTAATCAGAATACCCGCTATTATGAAAATATGCGGAATACTCTGCGTGAGAATAATCCTAAATTAACTGATTATGAAATTAACAGCAGAGCTGCAAAGGCGGCAAGACGGATGGCAGACAAACAACGGACCAAACGGGCAAAAGATATAGCACGAACTGAAATTGTTACAGCACATAATCAGGCAACCAGAGCGTACATACAATGGGCGATAGAACATAGATATATGCAGAATGTATATAGACGTTGGGTAACATCAAACAATGACAATGTTTGCCCGATTTGCGTTGCATTGAACGGACAGGCAGTACCATTTGATAAACCATATAATGTACCGTCCGATATTAAATATAACGGTCCTGAGATAATGGCACCGCCGGTACATACAAATTGTTGTTGTGGCGAAGAATTTTTCACAGGTGACAATAATAAAATACCGAGTGTTCCAAACAAATGGGACAGTATGAGCGAGGCGGAAAAGAAAGCATGTGTTAATTATTATGCCGATAAATCGCAATATGCAGAATATAAAAAACAGCTTGGGACTGAAAATGTCCCAAAAACTCTTGAAGATTTCCAAAAATTAAAGTATAATAATAAAGAGGAATGGGACAAATTAAAGGCTGCATATAGAGTTACAAAGTCTGAACGAAGTGGCTATAAATATTCGACTGATGGAACATTTATAGCAACCAACCATAGAAAAGGTGGCTCTGTTCCAAGACAATTAAAGCCATATGCAGTGTTAGATTTAGAAAAATCGGATGGACATATAGAACGTACAATATATGACAAAGACGGATATATGGTAAAACAAATTCATCCTACGGATCACGGCAATCCAAAACAACATCCATATGGTAAAAACGGAGAACATATTCATACATACAAGTGGAAAGACGGAACTTTGGAAGAACGAAGAACTCGAGACATAACGGATTCAGAAAGAAAGGTCAATGGTGATATTTTATGAAATTAAATTCAGAAGAAATAAAAAATTTAATATTATCGCTTGTACAAGATGTGGTATTCGAATATGACAATAAGACTTGTTGTATCAATCCATGGAGTAGGACTAAATTTGAAGTGGGTTATAATGACATTGTGAAGATATATTCGGATATAGATGATTTAATGAATGATACCATTTTTGATGGACGTTCATTAAGTGATATAGCGGATGAAATTGAAATTGAATAATGTTTAAAAATGAAATTTATAAATTAACACGTTGGTTTTAAATCAGCGTGTTTTTTTGATGCTAAAATTTTAGGAGGTTGATTAAATTGAAAAGTTTTAATGATTACATCATTCACAAGGCAAGGGATGAACCTGAAAAGGTAGTAAAGGCACGTTTTAATGTACAGAAATCATATGAAGAACAACACCTGGTATTTGGTTGGGCGAATGTATCGGCTCGTGCCAACGGCGAAAAAATCACCGATTGGCAGGAAGATATTATTGATATTGACGAACTTGAAAAAGCAGTTTATCGTTATGTTGAGTTTTATGGTGACGGTGGCGAACTTCATGAACGTGGCGGTGTAGCCACAATGATTGAAAGCATGGTGTTCACCAAAGAAAAACTCAAAGCATTAGGTTTGCCTGAAGATGCATTAGCTGACGGTTGGTGGATAGGTTTTCATGTGACGGATGAAAGCGTGTGGAAAAAAGTTAAAGATGGTACATACTCAATGTTCAGTATTGAGGGTGAGGCTATCAGAGAGGAGGTAGAGGGTAATGCCAAATAAGTTAAAAAATTTGAATATTACAAAGGTTGATTTAGTGCCGGAGGGCGCCAATCCTGACGCATTTGTTACAATGTACAAGTCTAAAACTCCTATAAGAAAGAGCGGTGAGGCTGAAAGTTTTGCTGCAAAATTAAAGGATATTAAATTGGACGATGTAGTTAGGCAAATATGGCAATACACAGAATCGCTAAGTAGTAGTCTTATTTCAATTCTTAGAGATGATAACGTTACAGATAAAAAATCTGCAATGGATAAAAGTCTTGAAGAATTTTACGGTGCCGCTACACTTTCAACAGAAAAATGGAGCGGCGGCAGTGTAAGTGACTATGTTGCGACAGGTTCGGAAGAACCACAAACAGCCACGATTGTGAAGGCATTAAAGGCAGAAACACTCGGTATATTAAAAAGTAATAATGAAGGAGCTGATAATGATATGAAAATTGAAGATATTGATAAGGATAAGCTAACTGATGAAGAAAAGAAGCAGTTGGAGGCTATCGTTAATAAGGCTGGTATAACGAAGCCTGAAGATGATGACAATGGCAAAAATGACAATAAAGACGACAAGGACGTTAAGAAGATTAAGGGTGAACCGATAAATCATGATCCGGAAGATATTTATAAGGGACTTCATCCGGCAGTTGCGGCCGAACTTAAAAGTTTAAGAAAAGCTCGTGACGAGTCGGAAGAAAGAGAACTTACGGCTATTGCAAAAAAGTATGAAGTTATAGGCAAAAAGTCCGAAGAACTTATACCTACACTAAAGAGCCTAAAAGCCGCAGGCGGTACAGCATATCAAGATATGATTGGTGTATTGGATACGGCGGTTGAGGCAGTAGAAAAGTCGGGTGCATTTACTGAAATCGGCAAGAGTGGTCATTCTGATGTGGCAGGCTCTACTACCATTGCCAAGGCTCGTGCTATTGCTGATGAAATCAAAAAGTCAAATCCGAATATGAGTGATACAGAAGCTATGGCAAAAACATGGGAAACACACCCTGAGCTTATGAAAGACTATGATGATGAGATTGGAGGTTGGTATTAATGGCAAAGCAGTATATGACAAACGGAATTAATACATCAGCTACTCGTGTGGGTATTGTAGCTGACGATATGGAAAACGTCGCCGGTAAAGCCGTTAAGTTGAACAGTGACGGTTTATTGGAATTTTGTAACACCAAAGGGGAAATGCCTATCGGTATTGTTACTATTGACAATGAGGCAGACGTTTCAAAGGGCGATAATGTTACATATCAAATATTTGCTGTTGGTATTGCGGCTATAAGTGCCACAGTAACAGCCGGAACAGAATTAACACCCGGTTCGGACGGTACATTAGTTGCCGCTGAGGCGGGTGATTTTGTGTGTGCAATAGCAATGAATGATTGTAATGCAAATGCAATGGGAACAGTCAAAAGAGTTGACTACTACAAAAAGGAGGCTAAATAATGGGTACAGAAGTTTTTGATAGAATAAGAAAGGGTAAAACACCTATTAATGTTCCACTTACAAGTATCAGTACAGCGTATTTTCAGGGCAAGAGTGGCGGAGCAACGTCTTTCTTCCCAGAAGTGCCTGTGCAACTTTCAAGAGCGTCATATTATCAATTTTCAAAAGCAGATTTGTTAAGAGATAATGTAAGCCCTAAGCCTATTTTAGGTAAAGTAGATCCTACCGTTATCGGTTACGAAACTGACGATTATAAGTGTGTGCCTGAACAAATTATTTTGGGTTATGATGATATTATCCAATCAGATGTAGCACGTATGGGAGCTAAAGGAATAATGCAATTACGTCAAAACAAAGCGAGGGTTATTGCTGAACAGATATTTATTCATCAAAACAAGGTATTTGCACAAAAATACTTTAAAAAAGGTGTATGGGGTGCTGATTTAACTGGCGGTGTATCGGTAAGCTCAGGTTCTACTGATTTTGTATCGTTTGACAATGATAATTCAAATCCTATCAAGTTTATATCCGATTGCATTACTGCGATGAAGAAGGCTACAGGAAGAAAACCTAATAAACTTGGATTGGGACAGCGTGTATTTGATGCACTAATTAATCACCCCGACATAATGAATCGTGTTATTTATGGCGGGAACACTGCTTCACCTGCAATGGTTACTACAAAATCATTGGCTGCTATTTTGGGGGTAGATGAGGTTGTCGTATTTGACGCTATATGGAACAGTGCAAATCTTGGTGAAGAAGAAAATACAGGTTTTATCTGCGATGAAAATGCAATGCTTTTGGCATACGCTACACCAACACCAATGATTGATGAGGCAACTGCCGGATATACATTCCGTTGGGATATGGGCACAGGAAATATTCTTCCTATCATTGAATGGGAAGGTGATAAGGGAACGTATTCTCATTACATCGGCGGTATGATTTCGCAGGATATGAAAGTAGTATGCAAGGACTTGGGTATCTATTTCCAAAATGCCGTTACCCCTGAAAACTGATTTAAGGAGGTGTGATTACTCTATGAGATACACAGCACTTAAATCTTGCCGTATTGGCGGCAACAACTATAACAAGGGTGATATAATTCAACCTAATAAATTGTCAGCATATGAGGGGTTAAAACTGGTTAAATACGGTATCCTAAGCGAGTTACCTATTAATGCAGAGGAAATGGTTGAACCGATACAATTTGTTGTATCGATACCGATTTTATCACAAGACGGAAAAAGCATTAATTGTACTGCGGACGATGTAACAGAAATTTTCCGTGTACTTCAAATGTCGGCCACAGATGCGGCGGAATATATAAAGAATATTAACAGTGATTCTGTATGTGACGTATTAGGCGCAGTTGATACGAGAAAAACCGTTTTAGCGGCAATTTCAAAGCATACAACAGAGCAGGAAGAAGATAACGGCGGTGATGATTAATGCCGAGATACTCATATAATCCCAATGCAATTACGGAAAACGGAGTTGACCGATTGAGGTTTGAACTGGGAGATACAACATTCAATCCGGCAGAGTTGACAGCGGCTTTGTCGGATGAGGAGTATCAAGCGGTTTTGGATATGAACAGACATTGGAAACGTGCTAAATTAGCAGCGTTGGAAGCTATTCTAATGAAGTTTGCACACTCTTGCACTACAAAAATAGGTCCTGTGTCGTATGATTTTTCAAGTAGAGTAGAGGTATGGAAAGACCTCTATAACCGATTGAAGAATGAAGCAAGTATTTCTGTTCCGCCCGTATCGGGAAATGATTACGGACAGGTAAGACCACCGTATTTTTATGAGGATATGCACAGTAACAGCAGAAAGGGCGAGTAATTATGTTCACAGCAAATATTGTACCTGGATATGGATTTCAAGAGGTAGAAATTTATATAAAAAGACATGGGAAAACAGCCAGCGGACGTGTGACAGAAGTAGGATACCAACCTGCCGAACAAGCATTTTTGGGTATTGCTGCCGAGGCAAGTCAACGCGAAAAAGAAGAATGGCGGCAAAATCAGCACCCTATAACACATACAGTTGTACAATATGGAGCAACGGTAAAAGCAAAGGCTACCGATTATCTTGTGTTCCCAGACGGACGTAAATTTTATGTTCAGGGTGTAGATAATGCAGGTAGCCTTAATGTATCTATGATTTATTATGTTGAGGAAAGGTTTGATATAAAATGATTAGCATTGAAATTATTGTTCAAGCTGAACTTGATAAGATAAAAGCACAGTTGCCGGGAAGAACTGCACGAGTATCAAGTGCATTGCGAAATTCTGTTTTTAATGTGATGGCAGGCGGCGGTGTATCTGCTCCAGGTCAACCACCGGGAGTGAGAACGGGAAATTACCGTAATTCTTTTGTTTCATCAACAGAAAGCAACGGAATGTCATTTACAGCGAAAGTAACAAGTGATTGTTTGTACGGTCCGTTTTTGGAAGACGGTACAAGTAAGATGGCAGCAAGACCACACTGTGACCGCATTGCAGAAGACGCATTGCCGCAAGCTATTGCAATATACAGTGAACCATATTAAAGGAGAAAGATTTATGTTTGAAGAAATTTTAAATAATCATCTAAGGAAATGTTCCGATATAACATCATATTTAACTAAATATGATGATGAGCCTGCGATTTTTAATCAGACAGCCCCTGACGATATGTCTGATTTATGGAACGATAACGTACAATATGGACGAATTGTATTTTTTGCAAATATGCAATCCGACACAGAACGTAAAATCAGTGGTACAGTAGAAATTGATGTGTATTTACAAGACACATCAGAGATTGAAGCAATAGCAGAAACGGTCAAAACAAATGTAGACGGCTATTTCTTTAGCGGTAAGTCGGAAACAACCATTCTTGCGAAATGGAATTCTACACGATACGTTGATGTTGCGGACAAAAAAATAACCGTTGCGGCGGTATTGTTTACACTACTTGCGTTTCCTAATCAACAAACCTGCGAGCCTGATCCGATTAAACTGGTTAATGAATGGACACGAAAATTACTACCCGATGTAAAACTGATAGGATATGATGAAGATATTCCGACCGTATGGAAACCTCAAAAGGATATTCCTGCGGTGTACTGGCGAAAATCAAAGGTAGGTAATTGTGAACGAATACCTAGCATGTATGCAGGTGATTGGTACACAGCTGTAATGAACGCTCATATCTTTACAGAAGATATAGCTGTTTCTAATGCTATTGCGAGTATGATGTGTACTAAGCTAAATCAAAAAAAGGTATTACAATTTCCTGATGGAACATGGATGCGTGTTGATAATAACAATCAACTTCAGCCTGGAACTGATGAATTAAGAGTCGGTCAATTATCTGTTGAAGGTGATTATTGCGTATTGCGCAAAGAGCCTGATTCAGAATTATTGAAACATATTAAAATAAATGATTAAGAACGTCTTAATTAAAGGCGTTCTTTTTTGTTAAGGAGGTAATCTTATGGCAACCAAAACTGTAAAAGATGAAAAAACAGCAGATGTGCCAGCTGAAAAGAACTCTGCAAAGGTAAAAACATCATCTGTATCAAGATATACCGTTGATGAATTATCAAAGGCAGAAAAAGAACTTAATGCGAATAAAGTTATTATTCGTACAGCACTTTCAAGAGCGGATAAAGATTTATTTACTTTGGAAGAGGCTAAAGAAATTGTATCAAAGTTTAAAAATAAGGAGGTAAAATAAGCATGGGATATGTTTATGAAGACGGCAAGGAGTACCCTCGTGCCGGTGTTTACAGACGTTCAAGCAACGGCAATGTAAATAATACTGTGGCATCTGCGTTGGACGGAATAGGAGCATTACCAATTAAATCTGATTGGGGACCTTTGAATGAAGTGACTCTTCACGCAAAGGGAACAGCTGATGTTACAATGAAAAATACATATGGTACAGGCGGTACAATGAGTGTAGCAGAGGCGTATATGAACGGAGGCTTAGATAAGTTATACTTGATTCGTATAGGAACCGGTGGTAAGAACGGAAAGATTGAGCTAAAGTCAAATGAAACAAAAGCTGTTACACTAACACTTAAATATCCTGGAACACATGAATTTACTGTATCCGTAAGAGATAAATTGGGTGTAGAAAATACAAGAGAACTTGTGATTTATGATGGTGCAAAGGAAGTTGAAACAATTACATTTGCATCAGGTACAGGCGAGCCTAAAGCGTTGGAAAAGGCTGTTGAAGATATTCAGAGTAAATACGTTACTGCAAAAGCGGAAGATGGCGTTACGGACACCATTACTGGTGTTTCACAACAACCGTTTGAGGGCGGAGAAAACCCTACTACTACAACGGCTGATTACAGTACAGCGTTTGAGGCATTTGAACCGTATTACTATAATACAATCGCACTCGATACCGTTGATTCGGATGTACAAGCACTATTAATAGAATATATAAACACATCATTCAAAGATGGTAATCTTGCCATAGCCGTTATAGGAGATAAAGGCAGTGTCGATATAAATAAGCGTATGGAAAATGCGTCTAAGATAGACAATTATCCGATTGTTTATTTCGCAAGCGATTTTGTGAATTCTAATGGCGATACCGTCAGCGGACCTGAAGCAATAGCAACAGCGGCAGGCGTTATTGCCGCCACACCATCAAGTAAAAGTATAGTTCGTACAGAAATGCCGGGAGCGGCAAAGCTTACAGAACGACTTAAAAACAGTCAATATGAAGACGCCGTAAGAAACGGGTTGCTACTTCTGTCTGTTAATGCAGACGGCAAGGTGGTTTTTGATAGTGGTGTCAATACGCTTATTAATCCTGATGAAGAAAAGCAGGATAACGGTTGGAAGAAGATTAAACGTGCAAAGGTAAGACATGAAACATTCTATCGCTTGGATTGTGAAATGGATAAACTTATCGGAAAAGTAAACGGAACAAAAGACGGTATTGCAAATGTCATTCAAAGAGGTCAGGCTGTACTTGATACTATGGCTGACGAGGGCAAGCTTATTGACCCTACATTTAAGATTGATACAGATAAGGGTTACGGCGCAGACTATGGTTATTTTATAGTTAATGCGGTTGACGTTGATACCTTGGAGCGTATTTTTGTTCACTACAAGTGGAAATATAGCGAAAATTCTTAATGATTGGAGGTAATAAAGATGGCATCTGGATATAATAATACTTTAGATACAACTGAATTAATGACAGGAAAAGACGGAAAACTCTTTGTTGAAGTTGGGGGTGTTAATACATTTCTTGCTGAAATTAACGAATTTAAAGTTGCTATGAATGCAAATACAACTGAATACCAAGGAGTTGGCTCTATTATTGTCGGAACAGTTCCGACAGGTGTAACATTTGATTTGACATACACAGAGGCTGTAATCAGAGATGATGTTATAATGGCACCATTACTTAATGCAATACAAAACGGATATTTTCCGGTGTTCAATTTTCAGGGCGTTACTACCAAGCCTGACGGCAGCAGTGAAGAACGTATAACATTCAACAATGCTATACCAAACGGAGCATTTGACTTAATGAGCTTAACACCTGGTGATGTAGTTAAGAGAGCACATTCATTCAGACTAAATTCTATTCCGAAGATGATTTCGGAAATGGCAGCAAGTAGACTGTATAATTAAGTTGTTAAGGTTAAAAGGGTTTGTTCTTAATTTAAGAGGACAAGCCCTTTTATATTTATGAAAAATTCTTATATATGCGGAGGTAATTAAAATGGCAAACAAAGAAATTACAAATGTAACAGGTCTTGAGTCTTCAACAAATTTTGAACAGGATGAGAAAAGCCTTGTAATGTCACTGCTTGAAGCAGCAGATTATCGAACAAGCAATGAGGGCAGCACAAGAACAATAAATGTGAAAAATGCAAATGGCAAAGTCTTGTTTTCATTTACAATAAGAGGCTTATCGCAAAGTGAAATACAAGCGGCGGCTAAAAAGGCAACAAAGCAGATTCCTAATCCAGCAGGTCCAAAATATCCTAAAATTTCGGGCGAAAGAAGTACAACGGAATATCATAATAATCTAATCTATACGGCAACAGTAGATGAGGATAAAAAGAAAATTTGGGGCAACACAGAGATTAAACAGAAATTCAATATCTTTGATGAAACAGATTGCGTTGATATTCTACTTAATGCCGGAACAAAATCAAAGGTAGTAGATGAAATTCTTAAGTTAAGTGGTTTTGACGGAGAAGATGTTGTTGACGAGGACGATTACATAAAAAACTAATAGAGGTCAGTCCGTTAATGCGGAATTTGTATGATATATTTGTGTATTCGGGATTTCGTACATTTCCAGGTGAAATAATGCGGCTGACAGATGGTGAAAGAAAAATGGTGTTTGCATTTATGAAGAAATCCATAACTGAACGCAAATTGCCAGTTGTTATAGGAAACTTCCCTACAAAACAAAAAAGTTGACAAATCCTTTTTGCTTTGTTAAAATTATGTAAAAGGGAGGCTTTTTTATGAAAAAAATAAGCATATTTTTAATAACTATTTTTACTATAGGATGCTTATGCTCATGTGGTGGTAATGATATAAGGTATGACGCTATATATGATACTAAGACAAAAAAGTATATAGAGTGGGGTGATACCCGAGAAACTGTTACAGAGGCACTGGGTGATGGTATTGGTCAACTTCCAGGCGAAAATTATGAAACATCGAACTATCATATGGATGTTGATTATTATCCATATGATAATGAAGAACTAAATGCTCCTATAAGGAGTGTTGATTTTTGGTGTTATTCAAATGGCAGATATAAGGTTTTAGGCATATCATCAGAAGAAGAATTTCTAAAAAGATTCCCAAATGCTAAAAATTGGCATAATAGAAGCTACAGTATGAATATAGCCATTGATAAAAGCAATGGGAATTACTATCTTCTCGAAAACGACAAAGTGAATTGGCCGAATGATAATTGTATACTTGCATATATTATTGATATTGAGTTTACAGATGATGCGATAGGATATACATTATCAAACTGTATGCTTTCAGAGGAATACAAGTATTACAGTAGAATGGAAGACCATACTATAAAGAACGTAAAAATTGTAAAATAATGAATTCAAAAGCGGTTGTAAAACAGCCGTTTTTTTATTGCGAAAATTCGGAAGAAAGGAGGACGCTATGGCAAAGTCGAATATAGAAATCGAAATAACCGCAAATTTAAAAGACAATGCAACGGATAAGGCTAAAGCTGTAAATAAAGAATTAGACAAACTTGAAAAAAGAAGTGTTAATGTTGATATTACGGCAACAGATAAAGCCTCAAAAGTTATGGACAGCATAGACAGTAAATTAAGTAAAGTTGATGGCTCAAAAACAGCTACTGACATTGATAGAGTAGTAGATAAGGCTAATGCTGCTGTAGACGGAGTATCACAGGTAAAATTAACTGCGGATACATCAAATGTTGATAAGGCTATAGATGGTATAAAGAAAAAAGCTAATGATATTAAGATGTCTGAAGTTAAGTTTGGGAAAGAATCATCTTCACAGATTTATAAAAGAGCTTCTGCTGATTTGGATAAATGGTATAGTTCGGCAAGCTATGCGGATGAACATGGGATAGACAGAGAAAGCATGGGCTTTAATGAACTGATAAGCTATGTTGAGGCTTACAAAGAAGAAGCTGAAGAGTTGGATTACTTAAAAAACGCTGCGAATGAATATGGATTAAAATATTCTAAAAATGCAGACCTTGAATCTATGCGAAATCTTGTCTGGGGTTATGAAGATAAAAACTATAACGGTGTTTCATCGGAAAAAGATATTGATAGGAATACAAAGGCACTGGAAAAAACGACTAAGATGCTTGGCGACTATGGAGATGATGACGGAAATCAGACTATAGACAGTATAAAAGCTTTTGGAAAGAGTATGGCAACAAGATATTTAGGCGTGCAATCAGTCTATTCAGGTGCAACCGAGGCTTTTGGCGATATTGTTGACGCATACAGTAGCGGAAATCGCAATGATATGCAACGCAGTTTAACTCGTGGGTTGACAAAAAGTGGTTTAATGGGAGCTGGAGCAGCAATAGGTTCTTTTATTCCTGGAGTAGGAACGTTGTTTGGAGCCGGAGCAGGTGCATTGATTGGTCAGTTATGGGGTGATGATATTGCCGATAGTATATCGGGGATTCACAAATCAGCAGAAGAATTAAAACAAGATAGGTTAGATGAATTATTTGGCGATATAGCAATGTCAGCAAGTGATTTGGGTAAAGTGGCTCAAAATATGGTTGGCTCATGGCAGACACAAGTATCACAAGCTCATCAACAGGCATTAACAACAGGATATTCGTTGCAAGACACTACAAATTCATCTTATTTTGGCGTTGTTGAAAGTGGAAGTAAACTCGATATAAAAGGAAATTTGGGATTTAATATTCCTAAAAAATATTTTACATCTTATGCAGATGAAGTTAATAGTTATATGGATAACATTGAAGAACAAATGAACCAAGAGATGTATAACGCATTTATGGTTAATGATGATTTGTTTGGTTATGGGCAATGGGATACAACGGCATTAAGTGATAAATGGAAGAATGCTTTTGAAACATTTGCAAAGCAGAAAAAGGAATTAGGCAAGTATTTAGAAATAGCATTGTCTGATGGTAATTTTTCACCGGATGAACGTGATTATGTTTTTGGGACTATACATAGTATGCAACAGTCATCTTCAGAACTTGCTCCGGATGAAGGGCAAACAAAAGCTGATACATATTCATATTTGGCACAAAACGGTATGTTGTCAAAAGATTCTTATGATAGTGTTATAAAAGATATTCAAACAGAATATACAAATGATATGTTTAATTTGGCGGAAAAAAGGTCTGTAGCTATTGCTAATGGACAAAATCCTAATGAGGCTAATAATATATTTTGGAGTTCTGCCAATGATAGAACTGAAAGCCATTTGCAAACGCTTTTAGACAATGCTCAAGATATGTTTGGAAGTGATTACAACTCAGTTTTATCTGATGTATGGAATGGTAAGGTGGACGCATTCGGTCATAATGCGGGATTAAGCAGCCAGTTAAATGATAATAATTCAGCATATCAAAAAGCACTAAAGAAGTCTATGGAACAGAACGAATTATCAAAAAATGCTGTTTCCCCTATAGATGCCGGCAATGCAAAAATAAACAGGGAAAATGCTTTAACCGAAGCCCAAAAAGCACTTTCTGCTTCATTTAAATTAGGTGATACAGCCTCAAAAGAAGTGCTGAAAGACGCATATACAGGTATGCAACCTACATTGGAAAGTGCAGAAGCTCAATATCAAGTGGCTAAAAAACAAGGTCAAGACCCAAGTCAATACTTAGATGAGATGATGGGGTTGTATCAAATGGGTGCTATGGGCGGAGATGAAACAGCTCAAGGAAAATATGAAGCAATGCTTATGTCCGGAAATGCTGAAACCGCTAAGCTTATAAATGATAATTTCGGTGATAATTATGACTCGATGGCAAGGGTTATGGGTGATGATTTTGCAAATATGTGGCAACTGTTAAATGGCAGTAATACAGAAAGTGCCATTGAGCAAACGACAGAAGCTGCAAAAAATGCACTCGAAAAAAATGCAAAAGATACAGTAGATGCAATAAAGGACAATAAAGACCAAAAGATTGATGCTATGAATGAAACTGACGAAAAAGCAGCACAAGCTGTTGAAGATAGCACCAAGGAACAAGAGGCTTTAGAAAGCAAAACCGATGGAACAGAACAGTCCAAAGAAGATACAAAATCAACTGAGTTGCCAGACGATTTAGGAGAGAATGTACTCGATGCTGTCAGTAGCAGTATTGAAAATATTAAAGACGGAAAACTAAAGGATTTAGAACTTGGTAAAACGGTTATGGATTCAATCAGTGAAAGTCTTTCAACGGATAATATGGATTTCAAAGAACTTGGTTTTGGCGAAAGTCTTATGGGAGCAATCAGTGAAAGCCTTTCAACCGATAATCTTGATTTTAAAGAATTAGGCTTTGGCGAAAGCTTAATGTCAGCTATAAGTGAGAGCTTATCAGTGGACAATATGGATTTTGGTAAATTGGGTTTTGGCGAGAGTTTAATGTCTGCAATAAGTACAAGTCTATCGGCAGATAATATGGACTTTAGCCAAATTTCGATAGGTGAAAGTGTAATGAATGGCATTAGTTCTTCTTTGGCTGAAACTGATTTTAGCGGGTTAGATATAGGTACAAAGATAACTGATACTATTAATGCAAGTATGGGTGAAAGTGTTGAATTACATCCTAATTTTACGGTTGTTCCGGGGAATATAGATACATCAAGTTTAACATCAGCTATCACGGAAAGTGTATCAGCATTGATAGGAGATACATCTGCACTATCGGTATCAGCAAATGTTGAGGGTATTGTAAACTACGAATTGGGAACATACCCTCAAGAAGTACCGGCTGTTAATGGTATATCAAATTATACACTTGGGACATATCCGACAGAAGCACCTGATATAACAGGCAGTGCAAGTTATACAGGAAGCTTCCCGACATCAGCACCTACATTGTATGGAACGGTTGTATATACAGCATCGTTTGGACATTTTGCACATGGTACTCGTAATGCACCTGAGGGATTGGCATATTTGAATGATGACGGAAGTGCAGATCCTCGCGAATTGGTTGAACACAACGGTCAATTTTTGATGTATGAAGGTCGTAATGTACTTGCTCCGCTGTCAGCGGGAGATAGAGTATTTACATCATCAGAAACAAAGGATATTTTATCAGGACGTGGCATTCCTCATTATGCGACAGGACTTAATAATGATGTCATAGAAAATGAGAAAATACAAGGTGGCGGCTCAACAAGTGGTGCAAATGTGCATTTTGAAAGTGGTTCAATGTCTATAATGTTTAATATTGATGGTTCTAAGGATGGCAATGTTGTTGAGCAGATAAAGGCACATGCACCTGAAATAGCACAGTTAATATCAGATGAAATTGACCGACATTTAACTGCCTCATTTGCTAATTCGGGAGGTAATAATGAATGAGAAATTGTGAGAGTATAATTTTTATAATTGAAAAGGGTACACATGACGTTTTATCAATACCCTGGACACCGGAAAAGATAAAATTTCGCTCAGGCGGACAGAATTTTGTAGAGTATGACATAATGGACTTAGGTACTATTCAGGAGCCTACGGGGGTAGGAGTACGCTCAATTCGGTGGGATAATGGTATTTTACCAGGTAGGATGCAATCCAATATGCCTTGGCAAAATGGAGGTTGGCAACCACCAATTAATTTTCAAGGTATGTTTTCAATGTGGAAGTATAATAAGACCGTACTTACGATATTAATAACAGGTACGCCGATTTGTATGGACGTATATATATCGGATTATGATATTACATATCAAGACGGATTCGGCAGTTATCATTATTATATAGAATTTACAGACTGCGTTAAACCGACATTCACTGTTACAAATGCCGAACCTGATTCGGCTGACGGAACGGACAGAGATAAAGACCCTACACCTGCAATATATACCATAGTTGAAAATGATACATTATGGGGCATCGCACAATGTTATCTCGGTGACGGGTTGCGTTGGGAAGAAATTTATGAGTTAAACAAAGATGTAATCGAGGACACCGCAAAACAGCATGGTTTTAGTAGCTCGGAAAGAGGTTGGTGGATATTCCCCGGTACCGTTATTAAAATTCCAGGAACATCTTCTGGTGATAACTCTGCTGGTGCAACAGTCGAACTTAACAATGCACCGATATATGTTTCGTCTGATGCGGAAAGTATTGCAGGCAGAGTGACAGGAACATATTATTTGTATGACGGAAAAGAAATTCTCGGCCGATATAGGATAACAGATAAATCTTCTGATGTAGGACGTACACCAGTTGGTGAATATGTCATTGGTTGGCTGCCAAAAGAGTATATATAAGATTAAACAAACAGAATAGCACTATTTTTTATGATAGTGCTTTTTTTGTACGATTTTTAGGAGTGGGGTTAATGGATTATGTAAGAGTGGCGTCAAAGTCTTCACCGATATACAGCATTCATTTTCTTAATTCTGATAAATTAGATGTATTTGTTGACGCAGTGACAACGGATTTAAAACTTACCGAAAATAAAAACGAGCTTGCACAAAAGGTAACGATAAACCTTGTAAACTGTATGAACGGCGAGTATTTGTTATCAGAATTAATTAATGTGTGTGATAGGGTGTTTATATATGCCAATGACGGTGAAGAGTGCAGAGAGGTTTTCAGAGGGTATATATGGCGTAAAAATTATCAAAACAAGCAGAAGAAAATAATATCTTTGACATGCTATGATAATTTGATTTATCTGCAAAACAGTGAGGATAGCTATTATTACCCTGCAGGTTGGAAAACAGTAGATATATTCAATGATATATGCTCAAAATGGGGCATTGAAATTGTATACAATTATGAATCTATTGAACATAAGAAACTACCTCTTTCAGGTAAAATTTCAACTATGTTTACTGACCTTTTGGACCGAGTAAAAAAGAAAACGGGTATAAAATATGTTATACGCAGTGCAGAGGATATTATCTACATAGATAGGTACGGAGCCAATGCAAATGAGCGTGTTTACGAAATTAACCGTGGCGAAAATGCAATATCTACCGCAAGTAATATTTCAATGGAAGACGTTGTTACAAAAATAATCTTCACAGGCAAAGCTGATGATGACGGAAAAGTATCTATTACAGGCACTTTGGAGGGGGACACAGCAAAATGGGGAACACTTCAGAAAGTCATTAGAGATGATACAGAAGATGGAAAGTCAAACAAAAAGTCAGATAAAGAAAAGGAAGACTCTTTGTATGAAAATGCTCGTGATGAAGGTCAATATATTCTTGATGAAAAAGGAAAGCCTAAAGAAACATATGAAGTAACAGCTATAAATAATCCATGGATACGAAAAGGCGAGCTTGTTAAAGTAGGTGCAGGCGATATGAATTTTCGATATATTGTTACAAGTATTACACATAATGCAGTAAATCGACAAATGAATATTGATTTTGAACTTGCGGATGAAAGTAAGTTATAAGGAAGTGGTTATATGAATGCGTTTGACAGATTAGGACGAACACTTCAGGCACAGATGAATAACGCTGTAAATGAAGGTAGAAGTGTTTTAATTGAATACGGTACGATTACATCAGATTTTGGGCTTAAGGTTACAAGATTTGATACCGTTATTCCAAAAGGGGAGTATTTAATTGATAAGAGATTATCAATAGACTATAAGCCTGAGATTGAAGTTGTAACGTCATTATCTGACGGTCATAGTCACACTGTTAAAATTCCTATCACAGAGGGGATAGAACGTATTAAAGCGGGCGACAGAGTATTGGTATGTTGGATAGACGTTGATCCTATTGTTGTTGCTGTTATTGTAAGTAGCAGTGACATAGGAAAGGAGAGTTAATTATGGCAAATCTGTTTCCGACAGCAAATAACATTATGACGGTGCCGTTGGATAATCTTAAACAAAATACCCCTGTCGGATATAAACGTAGCTTGAAATTTGATTATGATACAGGTGATTTTGTTCGTGACGGACAACACAGATTAATTTCAGCGTCAGGTGTTGAGGCATTTAAACAATGGTGTGAAAATTGTATCTCAACGGACAGATATGCGTATAGCTCATATTCGACCGATTTTGGTATTAATTTAGATTTGATTATGGCATTGCCTGATAAAGCTGCACAAGAAATTATGCTGAAAAAAGAAATAACAGAGGCGATAATGGCTGATGATTATAAAAGGGCAAAGTCAGTAGATGATTTTTCATTTAATTGGATTGATACCGATGCGGTTGAGGTGGAATGTACGGTAACAGGCATTGATAATGCCGAGATAGATATAAAAGCTACGGTAGGAGGGTGAGAATATGTCGCAATTTATTATTCCTGATTTTATAAAAAATGCGGATGTCAATAAGATACATAAGCGAATGAGAGATAATCTGCCAAATGATATTGACAAGTCGGAAGGTTCGGATGTTTGGAATTTAACATATCCAACGGCATATGAACACGCATATTTTGCACAGTTTTGTATTCTGAATGCACTACGATTAATATGGCCCGAATTTAGTTATGGTACATATGCAGATTATCACGGAGCATGCAGAGGCATGGCAAGACGAAAGGCGCAGCATGCTACAGGAAGTGTCAAGATTATAGGGAATATAGGTGTAAATATCCCCAAAGGTACAGTTTTTACTACTGCACAAATCGCTGATGAAAGTGTAACAGAGTTTGTTACAACAGAAAATGTGTCAATAGGTGATAATCAAACGGTAACGGTTAATATCATTGCGGCTATAGCGGGAAAATCGGGAAATGTTCCGGCAAATACTATCACTGTTAATAGTGATAAAATTGTCGGTTTATCCAGTATTACAAATGAAACAGCTACAACAGGCGGCTATAATGAAGAAAGTGATGAAAATTTTATTGAGCGTATCAAGGAATATGACCAGTCACAGGATAATTCTTTTATCGGAAATGATAACGATTACAGACGTTGGGCGTTGGAAGTTGACGGAGTGGGTGAGGCTGTTGTAATCAGTCCCGAAGATAATCCGAATGTTGAAGATGATAGCGGTGTTGTAAATATTATCATAGTTGATTCAAACGGTGTACCTGCAGATACAACATTATGTGCGGCAGTTTACAATCATATTATGCAACCGGTCCCATTATCAACAGACGGAAAAAAGACGGATGGTCAAACCACCACAATCGAACGGCTTGCACCGCCCGGAGTTATTCTTGAGGTTACAGCACCAACAACTATAGCTATTAGTGTTTCGGGCTTAATTGAATTGGATAATACAGTTGGAATTGAAGATATAAAGAGTAATTTTATTTTGTCAATATCTGAATATCTTGTACAAGCAATAAAAGACGGTGAAGTTCGATATAGTAAAATTGCCTCGATATTATCAAATACCGCAGGTGTAGCTGATTATAAAAATTTGATTGTAAACGGAAATAACACAAATGTACAGTTGATGTCAAATCAAATTCCTACAATATCAGAAACAACAATAAAATTTGATGCTGGACTTGTAGATGGGTAGGTGTTGTATATGTATTCGACAGAATTAATGGAGCAGATATTAACCAGTGAAATAGGACAACAAATTATACAACGAGTTACCAATAAATACGGTAACAGTTATGTTGGACTATGGTTGTTTCAGGTTATTGGAATGTCTAATGATGAAGTTAAATCAATGGTTGATGATTTCAAAAAGCAAGCATTGCCGCAAACTGCAACATGGTCATTATCATTATGGGAGCAGTCAATGGGCTTGCCTGTTAATGAAAGTGAGAGCGTAGAGCAACGTCGGCAGAATATTATAGAAAAACGTCGTAGACGAAATGCTATGAATCCTGCAAGAATAGAAGAAATAATATCAGCAATGACAGGTACAGATGTACGAATTGATGAGTATTATGGCAAAAATAGATTCGCGATATATATTTCATCTATTCCGTCACTGGTAGATGAATTATCTGTTAGGAAAAAACTAAAAGTTATAAAACAATCTCATAAAGTTTTTGATATATTTTATGAACAGGCTATTAAAGGGGATATATATATTGGCGGTATTATTCAAAAATCAAAAGAAATTACGTTAGAGGAGGTATGACAATATGGAAAAATTCTATCCTACAAAAGCGGGTATTGAATATGCTGCTTTAACTGCGCAAGGAAAAATCATAGAATTTACAAAAGGTAAATTTGGGGACGGTGTAAGGAGTACAGAAAATATAACAGAGCTTACTGATTTGATACATCCTCTTGGCGAATTGCCGATATCGAAAAAGAGTGTAAAGAACAGTACAATAATTACAACGACACAATTTTCAAACAGGGTTGGCGGTAGTATATTGCCAACTTTTTATTTGATGGAAATAGGGTTATTTGCAAAGGTGGTTAATGCTGACGGTACTGATGATGACGAGCATCCGGAAACATTAATAGGATATGCGTTTGATGGCCACGGCGATAAAATCATCGGTACATCATTAAGTGAATTTATCATTAATATTCCGTTGACAGTCGCTGATGTTAATAATGTAACTGTTGATATTGACAGTCTTGTATATCCAACATTAAAGCAATTTGAAAATGAAGTCAATACAAGAAAAACAGAAGATGAAGAATTACAGAATAGTTTAAATGTACATATCACAGATACAAGCAATCCACATGGTGTCACGGCAGAACAGATTGGATTGGACAAAGTCCCAAACGTGGCAACGAACGATCAAACACCAACATATTCTCAAAATTCATCTTTGAGCAATATTACAAGTGGAGAAAAGTTATCAGTTTCGTTTGGAAAAATTATGAAAGCAATAGCAGATTTAATTAGTCATATTGCAAATCAATCCAATCCGCATGATGTCACAGCAGAACAGATTGGATTGGATAAAGTTCCGAACGTGACAACCAATAACCAATCACCAACATTTACGGAAGCCACCACAAGAGCAAATATCACAAGTGGTGAAACATTAAGTACATTGTTTGGTAAGATAAAAAAGTTTTTCACTGACCTAAAAACAGTGGCGTTTACAGGTTCATATACTGACCTGTCAAATAAACCAACGTCAATGCAAAATCCTAATTCATTGACATTGACAATGAATGGTTCGACAACAAACTATAATGGTTCAGCAACAGCAAGTAAGTCGTGGTACGCACCAACGAGTGTGGGAACGGCAGGGTATAATTTGATTAGTAATGGTAGTGGTGCTCCTGTATGGCAACAACCGCCTTATGCGGTATGTAATACAAGTGGAAGTACAGTAGCAAAAACAGTTTCCATAACGAATTTTAAACTTGTTACAGGTGTGCGTGTGTTTATCAAATTTACATATGCACACGACTCAACAACAAAAGCCACTCTAAATGTGAATAATACAGGTGCTAAAAGTATCAGATACAAGGGGTACGGTGTTTTTAAGGGTTATAATGGTGGTAACAACTCCAGCAAACAATACCCAAATACTTGGGAAGCAGGTGAAATTGTTGAATTTATATATGACGGTACAGAATGGGTAAGTATCCTCGAAAAAAGAAAAATTGACCGCAACAATATAGTAGTAGGTACAATTAATGTTGACGGTTACAGTATACCTCCTTCAATAAGTGACGTTGATTTTATGTGCGGAATTGACGGAAAGTCTGATGTTGAGGTAATACAAGAGGCTATAAATGCTTCGAGAAATCATTCGAGGATAATTTTAAAAAAAGGTAACTATTCAATAGACGCTCCCATTTATATGTACGGGGGTAACCACGCTGATAAGCTGTCTGGCGAGCAAATGTCTGTTAGACCTACGTTAAAATTTAGTAATAATGGTATCATAACTTCACGGAGCAGTTCTTCTAACTCAAAATTGTACCATTCATTGTATTTTGAGAATATTGCAATGGAGCTAACGCCACAATTATGTATTGAGGGTGCTGGTATATATTTTGATAATACGTATTCAAGATTAGATGTTACCACAGCACAGAATTTGGGAAGTATGCCTATTAAGTCATCTGGTTTGTTTAAAGTGGAAAATGGAAGTAGTATTAACTTATGGATTAGAAGTAGCTCAAGTTATATATGCTATTGTGGTATTGATTGTACCAAAATAGAGATAGATGACAGCTCCGTATCGTTGCAAAATGAGTGCTCGTCAACTATAAATGCAGGTGGTGCTGATTTAAACTTTATTTACAATACTGATGCAACAGGATATATACGAAATAGCAAACTAACGGGACAAGGTAATGGTAGAACAAACTTTACAAATGGACAAGTGACTATTGATGAGTGTGATATTACTCTGAAAAATAGAAATCATTCATTATGTCACTACACTACAGATACAGAGCGAAAGTTATGTTCATTAAGGGATTGCACTATCAATTATACGGCAAGTACATATTTGACTTTTGGTAAAATTGAAGGTTGTTTTTTCATAAATACGGTTACTGCTGTTAGTTCGTCCGAGAATAACAAGCTTCAAATACTTTGTCCAACTCAAATGATAGGAAATACTTTTATTGGACGTTCTGAAATGAATTTTAATTCAAATAAAGTACAGTTTATAGGCAATGCAATGCAGTATTCACAATCCTATACATCATTTCCGACAGGGAGTGTTAATACAGGAACGATGATTACGGGATAAGGAGGACATAATGGATATAATTGATAATTTTTCGATAATAAATAATCAAATATGTTTAAATAGCTATAAATTAGTTATACGTCACTACAAAGATATTGACAAAAAAGAGTTTGTAGATAAAGACTATTATGTAAATGATGATGGGTTAACTGAGTTAGAAACTCAAATTATACCAAAGCATAAACTTTTGGAACTTATATCAAAGGTAAAGCTTGATAATGAACAGTATTCTTATATGAATGGTCTTGAAGTAAAAACGCAAGATTTTAACAAAGAAATTACTGAAATTGCTTCATACAGAAGTAAGGAAGCATATGAAGCGTCTTTGCCACAAGCACAGGATGAATTTAATCTTGATATGGACTACAGAATGTCTAAGATGGAATTAGGATTATAAAGAGGAGGAAATATCAATGACATATGGATATTGTAAAAAAATAATTGCAAGCGGTAGATATGATAAGAATTCGATGAAGGATAAACTTGATGTGTTTTTGCTAGCGGAGCGTATTACTGATGATGAATACAAAGAATTAATGCAAATGATGGAGGATTAGATTATGGATAAGATTTTTGTTAAGATTAATTTGTTATGGGCGACAGTGTTGACGTTTTTAACGTCTGCGTTTGGAGCATACTGGTACATATTTGCGGCTTTTATGGTGCTGAATGTGGTTGACTTCTTCACCGGAGTTGAAAAGGCGAAATATTCAAACACAGAAAATAGCAATAAAGGTGCAAAAGGGGTTATAAAGAAATTAGGTTATTGGATTGTAATATTTATAGCCTTTTTCATGTCATACACTTTCAAAGATATAGGCAATATTATTGGTATTGATTTAGGAATATCCGCATTTATAGGTTGGTTTGTATTGGCTACATTCATAGTCAACGAAATACGTTCAATAATTGAAAATCTGATAGAAATAGGCGTAGATGTTCCGAAGTTTTTAACAAAAGGATTGGAAGTGGCAAGTAAAAAGCTTGATGATATGACAGATGAGGGGGATAAGAATGAGGACAATAAATGATGGTTTCCCAATCGAACAGTTCAATGGTATTGACATTGATACGTCAATACAGTCATCATCGGCAAACTATTACACATACAGTAGTCGTTTGGTGAAGTTTATTGTAATTCACTACACCGGAAACAAGAAGGACACCGCAAAAGCAAATGCAACATATTTTCATGATGGCTCACGAGGTGCGTCAGCACATTATTTTGTTGATGAAAATAGTTGTTATCAATCAGTTGCGTTAAATAATGCGGCGTGGGCGGTCGGCGGTACATCGGTGTATAAACACGCCGACTGCCGAAATAAAAACAGCATATCCATTGAAATGTGTTGTAGCGGTAATTCTATTGTGTCAGAAAAAACAATCAACAATACCGCCTATTTATGTGCTGAATTGTGTAAATACATAGGTATTACGGCAGATACCGTTGATATATTTGTTTTGCGCCACTATGACGTGTGGGACAAACAGTGTCCGGCACAGTGGGCAACTGAGAACAGTGCCGGTTGGACGACATTCAAAGAAAAGGTTAAGGCGATTTTAAGAAATGAGGAGGGACTGACAGTGTCACAATATGAGGAACTTATCGAAAAAATAAAAGAGTTAGACAATAAAAAGGCAGATAAATCAGAAATGATTTATGACTGTATAGACCACAATATGCCTGAATGGGCGCATAAGCCTGTTCAATGGTGCTTAGATAATAACATCATTTCGGGTACGGATGAAGCACATTTGGATTTGAATAAAACCAAGTTATGGACTTGCGTGGTAGTTTACCGTGCTATAAAGTTCGTGGCTGGCTTGATGAAAATTAAAATCTGATTATAAAAATAGGGTGTCTAAACTTAGTGCTTAGGCATCCTATTTATAATACTACTGAAAGGCTATTTCCAAACCAGAAAATAAATCTTGAGTTGATACAAGCTTATAATTATAGTCAAAATTAGAGTCAATTTCAAGTATTGTGTAAACCTTCATTATGGTGTAGAATAGAAATACA